TGTGTTTAAGGGAGTGTCTCCATTTGATTTTGCCGTATATTATGAAGACAATAAAAGTCTTAATAAAGACCAGATATTCTGTCATATAGCAAGAATACCTGTTCATGTAGCCAAAAGAAAATATCCAGATGCTAATTTTTTGCCAACAGTAGCACCGCCAGTAAGGCAGGATACTTTTCTTGATTTGGTAATATCTCAAAATCAACAAACAGGACAGTTTAATGTAGGGTTTATACCAGATAAAGATAATGATGTTTTGGTGCCAAAAGCAATTGGTGAATATGTAGAGGTATATGAAATGTGGTTTTGGGATTATGATAGAAAAGATTGGTTTATGGCTCAAATAGTTGGGGATAAAGTATATAAATCAGTTAATCCATTTATTCCAAAAGAACATCCATTTATAGCTTTTACTCCGATTCCGATAGAAGGGTTTTTTTGGGGATTGTCTGAAATGCATTATTTGATATATCTTTTTAACACAATAAAGAATGAAACAGATAGATTAAACAAAATAGAAGACTTACTTTCTTCCCCGCCATTAGTTGTATATGGCATTTCTGGTGGAATTGAAGCACAAGAAATGCAAGTTAAATTAAAACAAGCTGGTAGCGTAATTGAAATAAACGACCCTACTGCTAAATTTGATTTTTATTTGCCTAAATTAGACCCTGCTATTGTTTTTAATTCTCTTAAACATTATAGCGAAGAATTTAGAGAACAATCAGGTATTATAGGTGTTCTTAGTGGTAAATCTATGCCAAATGTAAGAAGCGCTTCTTATGCAAGCATACTTGCCCAATTTGCATCAACAGTATTAAAGAAAAAGGCATTAAGAGTAGAAGCATTTATAGAAGAAATAATGACAATGCTTGCTAATTGTATTGTATATACAGATACAAATTATAAAGAATTGTTAAACATTCCTTTTAGAGTTGATGTATTTGCGCATACTTCTTCCCCAATAACATCTTTGGCGTATCAAGAAATGATATTAAATCTTGCAGAGTCTCAAATAATTCCTCCAGATGTTGTTATTGATTTGTTACCTATACCAAGAAAAGAAAAAATAAAAAAATATATGCAACAAAAAGCTTTGGTAGAAATGCAAAATGAAGACAAGAAAGAACAGGAAAACAAATAGAGGATCAATGAAAAGGAGCTTAAAAGTGTATAAAAGATTTACACGGAGAAAAGGGACACTCCGATGAGCAGTATTTTAAAAAATTAAAAGGAGATTTATAATGGCAAGAGGAAAAGGAAGAAAGAAAGGTAGAAAAGGACGCAAGTCTAAATAACTAACAGCCTCATCTGGAGTGTCCCTTAAATAAAAAGGAGGTAATAATATGCCAAGTGTTTTAGAACAATTAGGTATTGATACTAATTTATCAGCTCCAGCTGGTGGTGAAACAGGATTAAACAAAGAAGCCGAGCCTAATAAAGCTATACCAGTTACAGAAGCAACTCAACCAGCTAAACTAAGTTCTTCTAAAGAAATAGCTGAAACAATAGTAGCTGGAGCTATAATAGCTTTAGAACAGGTAGTTGCTATTTATGGATATACAACAGAAGAGGGAAAAAAAATAGCAAGAGCCATAGATAATTTATTTTCTGTTGTTCCTGAAAGCAAAATTAAAGAATTGCAAGGACAATTAGGTAGCGTATTAGGTGGTAATATGTTAGCAATGCAACCATTAGCAACACCACCAACTGGTATGCCAACTGGTGGAATACCATCTATATAAGGAGAAATAAACAATGGCAAAAGTAAGAATATGTTCAAATTCATATTTTTATGGGGATTCAATGTCAACGACAACGATAAAAAATACTAAAGCTATAAGTTATACATCAGTAAATTATGATTTTATCATGATAGAGGTAATGTAAATGCCTATACCTTTACCGTATAACTTTCAAAATTTAGATACTTCTGGATTACAGGATGCAATAGATAGCGCAGGAGAAGTCATAGGTAAAGCTACTCCTGCCAGCTATCTTGATAGTAATTTTAGCCAGCTGGCAAATATAGTGACAGTATCTTCTACTGCTCCTACACCAAGTTATGCGGGTCAATTATGGTTAGATACTTCAACGTCTCCTCCATTGATTAAACAATGGGATGGTTTTGCATGGCAATCAAGAGTAAGTATTGCTGATAATTCTGATAAAGTTGATAATTTTCATGCAAGCCAAACACCATCTGCTAATACAATAGTTCCTCTTAATGCAGATGGAATTTTAGACTTAAGCGGAACTTATGTAAAAAGCAATGTTTATACCTTTAGAAGAGCTGATTTAAGCAACGCAATGAGTGATTATATGTTGCAGGTTGGAGAAGAGGCGATAATAAATTTTACGAACGCTACAAGCGTGCCGTTGAGGATTGCGACACAGAGTGGAACTTATTATGAGGTTCATTTGGTTAGCAATAATGCTGGTGGAACATCAGGGGGCATAAATGATGGTGTTTTTCTAAATCCGAATAATACAACTTATAATAATGCTTTTGTGCATGTTGAGATTTATAGAATCACAAGCGGTTTTGGTTCGTCTATTTTTACTTACTCATTTTTTAGATGTGGTAGTGTTTTCACAAATTCTACTTTTTTTATAACAAATTTTACACAATATAAGAATGTGAAAGGACTTGTTGATGTGTATGGAGTTTCTGAAGCGTATCCTGCTTTAGGGGTGTTTTCTTCTGAATGGAGAGATACAACAACCTCTTGGACTTCGCTTGGAACAATCACATTTCCACAATCAACATCAGGCTACATTCTAATCAGGAGGTTAGTATAATGAAAGTCTATGCCTTTATTCACCCAGACTTGAAAACTCTTTGTTGTGCATTGCTATCAGAATCCGTGCCTTCAAATGTTGAATATGTTGAACTTGAAGTAGAAACTCCTGATGACGTTATTCTTGATAACGGACAAATTAGGTTAAAAACAAAAGCAGAAAAACTTGAAGAAGAAAAGAGAAAAAAACTTACAGAATTGAAAAACTATGTAGCAAGACTGCTTGAACCAACTGATTATGTAATCATGAAGATTGCGGAAGCACAAGCAAAAGAATATACAGATGAGGTGGAACAGCTTAAACAAAAATACGTAACACAACTTCAGCAAAGAGAAACAATAAGACAGTGGAATAATCAAATGAAGCAAGTTATACAAAATTCACAAACAATAGAAGAATTAAGAAGCATAAAAATTGAACTGGTTTGACTTTTTATGTTATTTGCTCTACGAGCACAAAATATAAAAAAGCAAAAGATGTAAAAAAACTAAAAGGAGGTAATTTATGGAAAACCAGTTTTTACTTGGAATTTTTATAGGAATAATAGTATTTGTAGTAGGCAATTTATTGCTTGTTGGAATTAAAGGAGAAAATAAAAAAGTTAATAATAATACTTTTGTAGCATGCGTTGATGCTTTAAACAAAAGACTTGATATAATTGAACAAAGAATCGCAAGATTAGAAGAATTACTTTTGAAAGGAAAATAAAATGATACTCGGTGCAATATTAGGTTTAGCAGGTTCATTTATTCCAGAAATTATCAAAATATTTAAATCTAGATTAGAACATAAACAAGAACTTGAGTTGTTTGAAATGCAACTAAAATATCAAAAAGAAATGTCTGAAATAAAAATGCAAGAAGCTAGGTTATTGGCACAAATAGAGCTAGATAAACAAGTATATCAATATGCTCCCATAACAGAAATAAAAGTAACAGGAAAAACTTGGTTAGATGCTTTACAAGTATTTGCAAATGTATATAATCAAACAGTTAGACCAACAATAACTTATATTGTTATAGGAGCTTGGTTAGCATTAAAATTTGCAATGTGGCAACAAGCTGGCGGAACTCTTGAAGCTATACCAAAAGTGTGGACAGAGTATGAAAGCGATTTTGTAAGTGCTATTATTACCTTTTGGTTTGGGTCTCGTGCTATGATGCGGACTTTTGGAAAGGTAAAATGACTAAAAAATGTGTAGAATTGGTAAAGAAATACGAAGGTTTCAGGGCAGTTCCATACCTTTGTCCAGCAGGATATCCAACAGTGGGTTACGGGCATGTTATTACGAAAGGAGAAATATTACAGTATCCAATGA